GACTCAAGACCTCCTTGAACCGCTCTTGAATCGCGCTCAAATCCTCTTTGAACAGGGCACGGAGCCAGAGCAAATTATTATTGAACTCATGAGTAGCTTTCCCCTCATGGATTCAAAACAGCTAGAAGAAACCCTGACCCACGTACTGTACGTAGCAGAACTAGCCGGACAATGGGAAGCCCAACAGGATATTCAGGATGAAGCCTAGTATTGCCTTTGCGCTACGCTTAAAACCTGCTGAAGCCTTAAAGTACTTTAAGGCTAAAGGCTTAAAGGTTACTAAAAGCTGGCGGGAGCTTTGGCAAGAAGCCCACGCTAAGGCGTTTACCGTAGCGCATTGTGCCAAGCTGGATATTCTAAAGGATTTGCACAAGGGCTTAACTGAGGTACTCAACGAGGGCTTGAGCGCAAAAGAGTTTGTCAAGCGCCTCACGCCACTATTGCAAAGTAAGGGTTGGTGGGGCAAGGCTATTGATAAGCAAACGGGCGAGGTGCTAGAAGCCTATGACGATACCGGACGACCTGTACAATACGGGTCGCCCGCCCGCTTAGCGCTCATTTATCGCCAAAACACTCAAGTAGCGTACATGGCAGGGCGTTATAAAGCGATGCAAGAGGGTGCTTGGGCGACACCTTGCTGGCAATATGTGGCGGTCATGGATCAAGTCACGCGCCCCACACACGCGGCCATGAATGGGCGTGTCTTTCGCCATGATGATAAAATTTGGGATACCTTATTCCCGCCTAATGATTGGGGCTGTCGTTGCCGTGTTACGCCAAGATCGGAACGCAAAGTACAAGATTTAGGGCTGGTTGTAGAAAGTAGTGGCGGGCAATTAGTCACGCGCACCGTACCTGCGGGCAAAGATACTCAAGGCAATCCTTTAACTACTGAAGTCACAGGTGTGCGCACCCGCGAACTAGACAAAGAGGGCAAGCCGTTGATCATGTTGCCCAGCGCGGGCTGGAGTTACAATCCCGCTAAAGCAGCCACCGATCACTTAGCCCAAACCCTGACTAATAAGTTCAAGGCGCTGGAATCAGCCATACCTCCCAAAGAGCTGGAAGCTCTACGTCTAATCGGGCAGCAAGCCCTAGATGAACTACTCGGCAAAGGCAAGCAAACGTTATGACGATTACTATTAAAATTAATACGGATGCTTTAGAAAATACGGTAGCAACCCTACAGCACAGGCTCTCTCATATGCGCCCTGTGATGACAGGTATTAGCCTACTCATGCTAGAGGTAGTGGAAGATGCGTTTGCTCATGAACGCGACCCTGTAACAGGCACGCCGTGGCAGCCACTCAAACCCGCCACCCAACAACAACGCGCTCGCGGTGGGCATGCTGGAAAAATTCTGCAAGTTACGGGTAGTTTGGCAGCCTCTATTCAAGCTGAGTCAGGCGATGATTATGCGCTGGTCGGTACAAATAAAAGCTATGCCGCCGTGCATCAGTTTGGCTTTTCCGGCACTCAATCCGTGAGTGCTCATAGTCGCCAAGCAACTAAGGTCTTTGGAAAGCGCCTACCGAATGCAGTCCATCAAGCTGTCAAAGCCCACAACCGCCAGCAAAATATTCCCGCAAGACCCTTCTTAGGCATGAGCCAAAGCGACGAACAGCGGATTAAAGACAAGGTACAGGATTACTTATTACACGGGGCAACCCGTTAAAGCTCTACGAACTAGCCCAATACTACAAGACTCTATGCAATAACAACTTAATAAAAGGATAGAGTATGCAGGTGGTACGTTGTGGTCAGTGCAGTAAAAAATTAGCAGAAGCGGTTTATACGTTTTTATCCATCAAATGTCCGCGTTGTCGGACATTGAATCACTTGAAAGCCACCGAGCTTCCCATTAGCGCGACTAGATCGCCCGATAATGGGAGTACCCATGACGAAACCTACTCAGCCACCCCTATTGGGAAAGAACGGCTTTAAATACAAAGAGCAATACGGACTCATCATCGTTTGCAAAGACGCTCAGCACCAAGAGCAACTATTCAATCAGCTCAGAAATCAGGATTATAAAGTAAAGGTGGTAACTGTATGAAAGTCGCTATCAACCATACTTGCACTGATTTTGATTCTTACCGAGCCGAGCGGGTTAAATCCTTATTTAATGTAGAGTCTGGTGCTAATTTTACGCTGGATGCAGAGCTACCGATTGATGATAAGGAGTGGAAAATTGGTGTAATTGTCGGCGCATCGGGTAGTGGAAAGACCAGCATTGGCTCAAAGGTTGGCAAGTTTTACACGCCAAAATGGGCAAAAGATAAGCCGCTCATTGATGAGATCATGCCGGACGGCGATTTTAATCAGGTCACTGGTGCGCTAGCGGCGGTGGGTTTAGGCAGTGTACCTGCGTGGCTTAGACCTTATTCGGTGCTTTCTAATGGTGAAAAGTTTAGAGCAACCCTCGCCCGTCTGGTTTGTGAAGCTCCGTCAATGGCAGTGTTGGACGAGTTCAGCAGCGTGGTAGACCGTCAGATTGCTAAAGTAGGTGCTGCGGCATTTGCTAAATCATGGCGACGTACAAATGGGCAAGTCGTTTTACTATCCTGTCATTATGACATTCTGGATTGGCTACAACCGGATTGGGTATTTGATACCACCACAGGTACTTTTGATCGAGGGTCACTTAGGCAAAGACCCGCTCTCGACATGCAAATTTACAAAACCAACTGGCGTTATTGGCGACTATTTGAGCCACATCACTATCTAAAACTGCCCAATATGATAGCCGCTGATTGCTACGTGGCAACCATCAATGATGAGCTGGTGGCGCATGTGGCGTTCAGCACCCGACCGGGGCTAGTGGAGTCAAGGGCTTGCCGACTGGTGGTTATGCCGGAGTGGCAAGGTATCGGTGTGGGTATGCGGTTTTTAAATACCATCTCTGAAGCGTGGCGACAGGGTAATAACCGCTATAACAAACCGATGCCTACTCTATTTCATACTTCACACCCGAATCTGGCGGCGGCACTAAGACGTGATCCCAAATGGACGCAGGTATCTGCTCAACTGTGTGGGCAAAATAAGCGGCGTTGTATTGAGACTATCTACAAAAGTGATAGCAAAGCGAAGCGTCGCCCAACCAATTCAGGCTATGGTGGGCACTTTAGAGCGGTGCAAGGTTTTCGTTATTTGGGTGAGGAGGCTCTATGCGATTAGTGATTGTAGGGCAGTCGTGGTTTGGCGCAGAGATTTTAAAGCTCTGCACCCAACGCCACAAGGTAGTTGGAGTGATTACTCCTAGCGAGTCGGATCGCCTGTATAAACTGGCTACTGACTCACAGATAGCTACTCAAGTTGAGTGTAAGTACGTCACAGCCAAGCAGATTCCACCCCATACTGACCTGATTATAGGCGCTCACGCTCATGCTTTTATCGGCGCAGAGGCACGACATAAAACTAAGTATGGCGCTCTTGGCTATCACCCATCGCTACTACCGCGACACCGAGGGCGTGACGCTGTGCGCTGGACTATTCACATGCGCGATGCTATAGCGGGCGGCACGGTTTATTGGATGGATGACGGTGCAGATACGGGTGCTATTGCAGCCCAAGACTTTTGCCATGTACTACCTGACGATACACCAGAGAGTCTATGGCGACGAGAATTAGCGCCAATGGGGCTGAAATTACTGGGTAACGTTATTGGACAGGTAGCACAAGGCGTGATAATCACTAAATCTCAGTGCGAACAGGTTGCTACTTGGGAGCCTGCTTTTACTGGATTAACTTTGAAAGCTTTATAGCTGTTTAAGTATGGTATTAGGAGAGAGATGGATATTTCTCATCTCTCTTTAGTATAAAAATACGAAAAATAGGAACATTTTAAACGTAAAACTATTAGGTTGTGCGTGCTTTGTAACTTATTGTTTTTATTTTAAAGTTTAAAAATTTTTGCAAAATTGATCATTAACATTTCTATCTATACCCTACACTTACATAATAATAAGCCCCGTTTCTAAATTGTACGTATTTAGGTAAAGAGTGCTTGTTCACTGGGTAATCTCAGTTTAGGACGTTGGGGAGCTATAGTATTAAAACAGCTTACTGCATCGCGTAGGACAACAGGGCGTCCGTCGGCGTCTAGGGTGTAAGCTATGTTTTGCTTTTTTAAGCAACGTATTTGGGCAGTTTTGCGTTTTCTATTGGTTAGTTGTTGTATTTCTGATTGAGTGAGAAACATTATTATTCCCCTTTGATTAATGTTTTCATTATTTTGAGTTTTTGGTTAGGCATTTAAATACTCCTATATTTTGATTCTGTAGCCAAAACCGTAAGCCATGCCTAGTAACGCTCCGATTGTTAAGGCAGGAATGGTTTTAGTTAAATCTGCTAAGGTTTTAAAAAAATAAGTGGCTAGAGATAGATAGGAGCTGCCTATTGATTCCCATAGTGATGAGCTATTTGAGAAATAAAAGGCTATTACTAATAACGGTAGTGAGAAAATACCTAGTAAGGTAATAGTGAGTAGCGTCCATTTTTTCAGACTATGAAAGAAAACCCACGCTAATAAAAAAGCAGTAAGAAATTGAGTAAG